AAACCCAGGATCATATATGACTACCTTAAATGAAGGTAAAAATATAGTTACTTATGATTATACAAATGTTAATAAAGTAATACACGAAATCCTTTGTTCAAAGGGTTCATGTCCTATCATATAAAAATATTTTCTTCGGACGCTACCGACGGATTATAAACATTAGACGCCTTTTTGGCGTCTTTTGTGTTCTTGAAAAATGTTTATATATTTATACGCATAATACACCATCTCTTATATGGTGTCAATAAAACAAATTAATTCTATTACGGTTCCTAATAACCGTATTTCACAAATTTAAATTTTGCGATTATGTCAAACAACAGAGATTTGCTCAAAGAAGCAATTGCTGATGCTAAATCGGTTAAAGAAACCGCAATAGCAAACGCTAAAGCTGCTTTAGAAGAAGCATTTACACCCCACTTAAAATCTATGTTATCTGCTAAATTGGAAGAAATGGATAGAGACGATGAAGACATCGACGAAACTATTACTAACGAAGTAGAAGAACTAGAAGAAGTAGAAGAAGTAAATGAAACTGAAGAAGTAGAAGAAGCTAAAAAAGAAGAGATTGAAGAAATCAATCTTGACGAGTTACTTGCAGAACTCGAAGGAAGTAAAGAAAAAGAAGAAGTTAAAGAATCTGAAGAAATTGAAGAAACTGAAGAAGTAACTGAAGAAGAAGAAGTTGAAGATGTAGAAATCGAAGACGAAGAAGCTGAAGGTGAAATGGAAGAAGAAGTTGATTTAGAAGACATGACTGAAGATGATCTTAAATCTTTTATCGAGGATGTAATTAAGGACATGGTAGAAGCTGGTGAGTTAGAAGCTGGAGAAGAAGTAGAATCAGAAGAAGAAGGCGAAGAAGCTGGATTAGAAGATGAAATGGATATCGAAATCGAAGACGAAGTAGAACCTATGATGGAAAAAGAAGAAGAAGTAGAAGAAGTAGTAGTAAGCGAAAAAGAAGAAGAAGTAGATGAAAGTCAAGTTTTATCTGCATTATCTGAAATTGAGGAACTTAAAAAGGAACTTAATGAAGTTAACTTATTAAACGCTAAATTACTTTATACTAACAAAATCTTCAAAGCTAAAAACTTATCAGAAGATAAGAAAGTAAAAGTGTTGAAAGCTTTTGATAAAGCCGCAACCGTAAAAGAAGCTAAAGTTATTTTTGAAACATTAAACGAAGGTATTTCATCTCAGATGACAAGACCATCAGTTAATGAAGTAAAAGGTAGTGCTTCAAAAGCAACAGGATTAACTCCTAATGCAAAACAACCAATCGTTGAAAACGATGCATTCATGAGAATGCAAAAATTGGCTGGTATTATTAAATAAAAATAATTAAAAACTTAAAACTTAAAAAAATGAGCTTAAATTCATTATTAGAAAGCGCAAACCCTTATCACTCAGTACAGAGTGACGCGGCTAGATTATCTAGCAAATGGGAAAAAACAGGATTATTAGAAGGAATTAAAGGTGCCCACAAAACAAACATGGGTATTATCCTTGAAAACCAAGCTAAGCAATTAGTAGTTGAGTCTTCTCAATCAGGTGGTGGTGTAGCAGGTGCTAGTTTCGCTACAGGAACAGGAGAACAATGGGCTGGTGTAGCTTTACCATTAGTACGTAAAGTATTTGGTCAAATCGCTGCTCAAGAATTTGTATCAGTACAACCAATGAACTTACCTTCAGGTCTTGTATTTTATTTAGATTTCCAATACGGAACTGGTAAATCAGGACAAGCTGAAAATGGGTCATTATATGGTACTGTAGACGGGTTTGCTTCAAATGACACTTCAGGTGGTCTTTATGGTGCAGGTCGTTTCGGATACTCAATTAATGAAGTAACAAAAACCGGAGCAACTGTTACTGAAGCTTCTGCTTCTTGGTCTGACTTAAATTTCGATTCAGAATATTCTGCATCTGTAATTGCTGGATCTTCTTTGTATCAAACTATCACAGTTGCTGATACTGAATTAGTAAACTTAGATAAAGAAGGTGTAAGAGCTTTTCAATTGAAAGATGGTGCTAATGACGTACAAATTTCTGCTTTCACTAAAAGAAATGCTGCTGACACTGCAACTGTATTTGTTGCTTTATTAGCAGATGTTACTGGTGCTACTTTAGATGTTGCTTATCAACTACAAACAAAAGATAATGCACGTGGTGATTTCGAAGACGGAAATGCTGCCTTAACTCCAAAAGCTGCTGCAATCTCTATTCCAGAAATCAATGTACAGATGAAATCATCTGCAATCGTTGCTAAAACTAGAAAATTGAAAGCTGTATGGACTCCTGAGTTCGCACAAGATTTAAATGCATACCACGCTTTAGATGCTGAAGCTGAATTAACTTCTATCTTATCTGAATACATTTCTTTAGAAATCGATTTAGAGATCTTAGATATGTTAATGGAAAATGCTTCTGCTGGTAGCGAAGTATGGTCTGCAGTAAACAACAGATCAATCGTTGACAATGGTGCTGGTGGTGACATCAACAATAACTTAGGATTCTTTAATTCACAAGGACAATGGTTCCAAACATTAGGAACTAAAATCCAGAAATTATCTAACGTTATTCACCAGAAAACTCTTAGAGGTGGTGCTAACTTTATGGTACTTTCTCCAGCAGTTTCTACAATCATCGAATCTATTCCAGGATTTGCAGGTGACGTAGATGGTGATGTTGAAAAATCAAACTATGCTTTTGGTGTACAGAAGATGGGTGCATTAGGTGGTGGTAAGATCAAGGTTTACAAAAACCCTTACATGACTGAAAACCAAATCTTATTAGGATTTAGAGGAACACAATTCTTAGAATCAGGTGCAGTATTTGCTCCATACATTCCATTAATTATGACTCCTTTAGTATACGATCCAGATACTTTCACACCAAGAAAAGGATTGTTAACTAGATATGCTAAGAAAATGGTTCGCCCGGAATTCTATGGTACAATCAAAGTAGAAGGTTTAAATACTATCTAGTAGATATTTAAATATTTCTTAATAAAATTAACCCGGCTTAGGCCGGGTTTTTTTATCCTTTTCATATGTATAATAAAAGTAATATGTTATAGTTAAAATGTATGTTATATTATTAAAATTTATGTTTTTTAATGTATCTACAACATTACTATCCATCTTACATTTAATCTATCACTAAAACCAATATATGGCATCAAAACACCATACTGACGAAGTTTTCACACAAAAACGTAGACCAAATAAAAACCCTATTAAGTTTCAAGTACAACTAAATGAAGAACAAAAAGAAGCTAAAGCTCTAGTGGTAGACAACCCAATAACTGTTATACGTGGTTTAGCAGGTTCGGGTAAAACATTAGTAGCAACACAGGCGGCATTAGATTTTTTCTTTACAAAACAAGTAGAAAAAATAATAATTACAAGACCTACAGTTTCTAAGGAAGACATAGGTTTCCTACCTGGAGATTTAAAAGAAAAAATGGATCCTTGGTTAGCCCCAATATATCATAATCTTTATATGCTATATAATAGAGAAAAAATCGACAAACACTTAGAAAAGGAAGATATAGAAATTGTACCCTTTGCTTTTATGAGAGGTAGAACTTTTACTAATTCCTTCATTATTGTAGATGAGGCACAAAATGTAACACACTCTCAAATGGAAACAGTAATAGGTAGACTTGGGAAAGGTTCTATTATGGTAATTTGTGGGGATATGGGTCAAATAGATCTTAAAGATAAAAGAGAAAGTGGTTTTTCATTTCTAAGTAGACTTGAAGAACAAGTGGAGGGTTTCAAAACTATTACACTAGAAAAAAATCATAGACATAGTATAGTATCCCCAATACTTGGAGTATACCAGAAATTTAGGGATTAACTATTTTTATCATATTTATAACAAAAATATAGTATGGCAAACATTCCCATATACGATGGTAGTCCAAGTTGGACCACAGGTTTAACACCTTTTGGTTTTTACGATAATGACCCTCAATTTCAAACTGATGCAGTTAAAGTAGCAAAATTTTGTGCTCAACGCTTAGGATACCCCCTAACTGATGTAGAACTCCAGGATATGAGTTTCTTTACAGCATTTGAAGAAGCAGTAACTGTATACGGTAATGAGTTATACTCTTACCAAATTAGAGATAACCAACTTACATTAGAAGGATTACCAACTGGTAGTAACTTGAATACAAGTGTTATTACTCCTAGTTTTGAACCTATTGTTAAGTTAACTGAAATGTATGGTGCTGAAGCTGGTACAGGGGGTAATGTAACTTATTATACTGGTTCTTTCCCCTTAACAGCAAGTAAACAAACTTACGATTTAAAAGAATGGGCCATAGATCAAGGAATAACAGGTAGTATTGAAATTAAAAGAGTGTTTTATGAAAGCTCCCCAGCAATAGGTAAGATATATGATCCTTATTTAGGAAATGGTCTTAACTTAATGAGTAGCTTTGGTTTTGGTGGAATGAGCCCTGGTATTGGTGCATTTATGATGATGCCTACTAACTTCGATATGGCAATGATACAAGCTATAGAGATAAGTGAACAAGTTAGAAGATCAAATTATAGCTTTGAATTAAAAAATAATAATTTAACCATTTTTCCAGTCCCAACAACAGGAAGTGGTAATTTTAGGTTTGAATATATTAATAGGGAAGAAAGAATAGCAGGTAGTGCTACAAACACTCCTGGAAATGTTACTAATGTTTCTAACTCTCCATATTCAAACCCAACATACACAAACATAAACTCAGTTGGTAGACAATGGATTTTTGAATATGCTCTAGCAATATCTAAAGAAATGTTAGGTTACGTTAGAGGTAAATATAGTAATATTCCAATTCCTAATGCCGATGTTACTTTAAATCAAGGGGACTTAATTACGGCGGCAACAGCCGAAAAGAATTCATTAATTGAAAGGTTAAGATCTTATTTTGATGAAACATCTAGAAAGTCATTACTTGAAAGAAGATCACAAGAAGCAGAATTTAAACAAACGGAATTAAAACAAGTTCCATATACAATCTATATTGGTTGATGAAAAGTTATTTAGTATATATAACAACTAACATTATTAATGGGAAAAAATAGATAAATATGGCAATGTTTGGTCGCTCACGAGATGTGAGTTTAATACGAGGGTTAAATAGAGAGTTATTACATGACATTGTAACTCAACAAGCCGCTATCTATAAATTTAAATTAGAAGAAACTGGTGTAAGTATTTATGGGGAAGCAGCCGGTGAAAAATATTATGATGGTCCCTTCTTATTTAATTGTTTAATAAATAGACAAGACCAAGCATATACTGAAGGAGATGAAGGAGTTGGGTTTAATCAAGGGATTGAATTTTCATTTTTTAGAGATGATTTAGTAGATGCCAATGTGGTTCCTGAAATAGGAGATATTATACTATACCAAAAAAGTTATTATGGTGTAGATTCTACAGTATCTAACCAATATTTTGTAGGTAAAAACCCAGATTACCCAAATAATAATTCAGATGGTACTGCGAATCCACTAAACCCAGGTTTAGAAGATTTTGGAGTTAGCTTATCTATTATAATTAAAACATATAAAATTCCTGACGATAAAGTAGCAATTTCACCTTATAAAGAAAGATTTTAATGGCTGATTTTAAACCATACCCTAAAAAACAAGTAGAAATTAGTAAAGGATTGCAAACCGCATTTGATACTGAAAGGGGAAATCCCAATAAAGATGTTAACCCCAATAAATCTCAAACTGGAATTGAATTTAATAGATCAACTAAGATCAGCCAAAAAGGAGATACTTCAAAAACATTTTCAGTAGGACTTAAAGATATTGATGAGGCTGTATTTTACTATTTTAATAATGTAATTCAACCCTTTGTATATCAAAATGGAGAAAGAAGAACAGTCCCTATAATATATGGTAATCCTGAAAGATGGAAATCATATCAAAGAGATGGGTATTATAGAGATAAAGGAGGATCAGTAATGCTTCCAATTATAATAATAAAAAGAGATTCTATAGAAAAAGATAGAAGTACTTACAATAAACTAGACTCTAATTCACCCAACTTATATGGAACTTTCCAACAGGGTTTCAATGCCAAAAACTCATATAATAACTTTAACTTATTAAATAATAGAACCCCTACTAAACAATTTAACACCATAGTAGTTCCTGATTACCTTAATGTAACTTATAGTTGTATTGTTCAAACTTACTACATGGAACAATTAAATAATATAATTGAGGCCGTAGAATATGCTTCTGATTCATATTGGGGTGATCCGGAAAGGTTTAAATTTAATACTAGGGTAAATTCTTTTACTACGGCTGCTGAAATGACAGCTGGTCAAGATAGACTAGTTAAAAGTACTTTTGATATTAACTTAAGGGGTTATATCATCCCGGACGTAATGCAGAAAGATTTAAATTCCATTAAAAAACTGAATTCAAGATCCAAAATAAACATTACTACTGAAACTACTGGAAACATTAATGAAATTCCGTGATAAATTGAATTAGGTTCATTATGTTGTACCTATGAAAGTTTTATTTATAGCACCACATTTAAGTACGGGTGGAATGCCCGCATTCTTATTAAAACGTATACAAGCTCTACAACAATATAACGACAATATTGAAATATTTGTTGTAGAATGGAAAATGTATAGTCCTACATTTGTGGTACAACGCAACCAAATCCAAGAACTATTGGGTGACAACTTTATCCCTCTTCATGGAAATAAAGAATTTCAACAAAATATTATAAAAATATGTTATGATAATAACATAGACGTAGTCCATATAGAAGAAATACCTGAAGGATTTGATGGTCATAACCCGTTTCCATTTGAAATACAAGAACAACTATATGACTCCTCCCATCCTTGGGTCGTAGTAGAAACATGCCATAACATTTACTTTAATCCTAACGAACAAAAGAAATTAGAACCTAATGGGTATGCTTTTGTAACACCTCACCATTTAGAAAATACATTTAAAGATACAAAGGCATCAAAATCATTAATCCCATTCCCAATAGACCCTAGCATCCAATCAGACAAAACTCGAGAAGAAATTTTAGACGAAATAGGATATAGACATAAGGGAGAATTTCATATTCTTAATTTAGGACTATGGACCCCAGGGAAAAATCAAGCTTATGCTCTTAATATAGCTAAAAATTTATATGAAAAATATGGGTTTACTTACATATTTCATTTTGTAGGTAATCAAGCCCCCAATTTTAAAGAATATTGGGGTCCCTTAATGGAAGATATCTCACCAAATGTTTTAATTTGGGGTGAAAGGAGTGATACCGCAGAATATTTAAAACTAGCAGATTTAATGTTATTTACTTCTACGTGGGAGTGTAATCCCATTGTATTAAAAGAAGCTATTGCAAATAATCTTAAAATCATGGCTAATAATTTGGACCATTACGGAGATGAATATAAACCATTCATTACAGACATAACTGGAAACGATATTACTGATGTTAATAACTTAATTGATATCATCCATTCACCCATTAAATATTTAGATTACGACATAGGAAATAATATGCAAAAATTTGCTAAAAACCATATTGAATTTTACACCTCTTTACTAAATGAAAAATAAAATATTAATTTCTTTTCACTATGAACCTAAAGTAGAAATTAAGGGGGATATTGATAAAGAATATTTTGTAGAATTTATTAATGGTTACACTAATAAAGTAATCCACTCCACCACTATTAGAAATAATATGTGGGCTAAATGTAATAAAAAATGGCATATTCCGTGGACTATTAAGATAAATGGTAATATCCACCATACTTGGGATTTGGAAAAACAAAATGTTAGAATTACATTAGATTCAAAATCTGTAGGAGATACATTAGCCTGGGCACCCCAAGCTGTTGAATTTGCTAAAAAATATAAATGTAAAGTAACTTTATCTACATTCCATAACTCATGGTTTAAAAATTTACCAATATATAACGATATTAACTTTATAGAACCTGGAGAAAATGTAGAATGTTATGCCTCGTATAAATTGGGGTGGTATATAACTAATGATAAATGGGATGAAGGTGAATATCATCCAACATCACCTAATACTATACCACTTATTCAGGCGGCTACTGATATATTGGATTTACCTTATAAAGAAATAAACCATGGTGTTAATTTCAAACCTGGTAAACGTCCTATAAAAGAAAAATATATTTGCATAGGTCCACGTTCAACTGCGGGGTTAAAAGAATGGCCTTATTATTATTGGGAACACTTAGCTAAAATGTTAAATGACATAGGTTATAAAGTAGTTAATATATCTTATGAGGGGTTTAACCATGCTAATATAATAAATAAGGAAAAATTAAATTGGCAAGATACTTATAACCATCTCCACCATGCTGAATATTTTATAGGATTAGGATCAGGTTTATCTTGGTTCAATTGGTCCATGAATAAACCAACATTAATGGTAAATAATTTTATTCCATATGGTTATGAGTTTACAAAGGGGTTAACTAAAGTAGAAGACTATTCAGTATGTAATAATTGTTGGGTAGATAAAAGAGTCCAATTTAATAAAGGAAAATGGGATTGGTGTCCAAGACATCAAGGCACTAATTCTGAACATATATGTCATAAAAATATTAAACCTGAAAAAGTTTATGAAGTATTATTAAAACTATTAAAATTTAAATAAAAATACACATATTTATAATTAAAACAATTAAACAATGAAGTTATCTAAAGAAGAATTACAATCAATTAATGATTTACAGTTACAAAGCGATCAAATTAAATTTGCTTTTGGAGAGTTAAAAATCCAAGAATTAAATTTATTTGAACAACTTAAAAGTGTAGGTGTGCAACAAAACGAATTAGGGGTAGTCCTTACTGAAAAATATGGAAATGGCCGAATTGACTTATCAACTGGGGAAGTTACACCTCTTGATGAAGAAAATACCACAACTCCAGAAACACCTTAATTTTTTGAGGTTTTTTTTAATATTTATAAATAAATACAATAAATAACATATAAAATGGCAGAAACATTAATATCACCTGGTGTATTGGCTCGCGAAAATGATCAATCTTTTATTCAAGGTCAACCAGTAGAAGCAGGAGCGGCTGTAGTAGGACCAGCGGCTAAAGGTCCTGTTGGCATTCCAACATTAGTAACTTCATTTAGTGAGTACAGAGCAATTTTTGGTGGAGCTATTACTAGTGGATCATCAGAATACACTTACTTAACATCAATCTCAGCAAATAATTATTTTTCTCAAGGAGGAAAGTCATTATTAGTAACTAGAGTAGCAAAAGGTACATTTACCGATGCTACATCTACGGATTTATATAATTCTGTAGAAACTGGGGATTTAGCATTAAAAACTTTATCTGTTACAGGTGGTGTAGGAGGAGTAGCTTCAACTTATAGTAATGTTCCTTTAACAGCATCAAATGGTACTGAAGGTATTATTACTATTGTAAAAGGTTTAGCAGCAGGTAAATTAGACACCTCAGCAGATGCTTTGTTAAGTTCAATTTCACAACAATCTACAGGAGTAGCAGCTTCTACTTACGCAAGTGTTGCAACAACAACAAATGGCGCAGGTTCAGGAGCAGTATTAACTTTAGTAGCTGATGGAACTGTTTCTTCAGTTACAGTAACGACACAAGGAAGTGGATATGCTGTTGGAGATGAGTTAGTTGTAGCAGGAAGTGCTATTGGATCATCATCAGATATTAAATTTATATTAGTAGCAGATGATATAGTAGTAGAAGTAGAAAGTGCAACTATTACTACAGCAGGAAGTGGATATGTTGTAGGAGAAACAATTTCAGTAGGATCAGCGGCGTTAGGAGGAGGAACAGATGTTTCTTATACTTTAACTGCTGGAGATATTGTAAATCAAGTTCCTTTTGTATTATCTACTATATCTGAAGGAGTTATAATGAATAGTTCAGGTTCAGAAGTAGGAAATGGCGCTTTATCTTTAGGTACACAAGACAACATTCGATGGGAAATTGTTTCATCAAACGTAAATTCTGGTACATTTAGCTTATTAGTTCGTAGTGGTAATGATACTAACCGAAATAAATCAATTTTAGAAACTTGGACAAACTTATCATTAGATCCAAAAGCACCTAATTATTTAGAAAAAGTAATTGGTAACACAAGCTATTCTATAGTAGTTGATGGTGTTGATTCTTACGTACAATCACAAGGAGAATATATTAATAAAAGTAAATACTTAAGAGTATCTGCAGTAACAGCAAAAACACCAGATTATTTCGATAATGCTGGAAATGCAAAATCAGCATATACTTCAAGCTTACCATTTGTAGGTTCAGGTTCATTTAGTGGAGCCGTAGGTACATTATTTGGTGCTGGAGCTAAATTTTATGATCAAATCACAGCAGCTGATATCCAAGGATTAAGCCCTAGTGATTATACATCATCAATCACTTTATTAAATAATAAAGATGATTATAAATTTAATTTACTTACAGCCCCAGGATTAAATTCATCTGATCACTCAACACCAGTAAATTTATTGGTTACAACAGCAGAAGCACGTCAAGATTGCATCGCTGTAGTAGACCTAGATGGGTATGGGACAGGAATTAGTACTGTAATTAATAACGCAGCTTCGTTTGATAGTTCATATGCAGCTACATATTTCCCTTGGTTACAAACATTAGATCCAAATACGGGACAAGCAGTATTCGTACCAGCTTCAACATTGATACCTGGTGTATATGCTTTCACAGATGCTTCAAGTGATGCATGGTTTGCACCTGCAGGTTTAACAAGAGGTGCTCTTGGAAATGTAACTAAAGCAGAAAGAAAATTAACAACAACAAACAGAGATTCACTATATGAAGCTAATGTAAATCCAATTGCAACATTCCCAGGAAATGGAGTTGTAGTATTTGGACAAAAAACATTACAGAAACGAGCTAGCGCATTAGATCGTGTGAATGTACGTAGATTATTGATTGCTCTAAAAGGCTATATATCTCAGGTATCTGACAACTTAGTATTTGAACAAAACACGATTGCTACAAGAAATACTTTCTTAGCACAAGTAAACCCATACTTAGAATCAGTACAACAAAGACAAGGATTGTATGCATTCAAAGTAGTAATGGATGATACTAATAACACTCCAGATGTAATCGATAGAAACCAACTAGTAGGTCAAATCTATTTACAACCAACTAGAACAGCAGAATTTATTATGTTAGATTTTAATGTTTTACCAACAGGAGCAGTTTTTCCGGAATAAAAACAAAATATTTAAATATTTATAATAAAATAAACACATAAAATGGCAGTATTAGATCCTAACGAAATATTTTATACGGCATTTGAGCCGAAACAAAAGAACAGATTCATCATGTATATTGATGGTTTCCCTTCATACCTTATGAAAGGTGTAGGAGCTGTAACTGTATCACAAGGAACAGTACCTTTAAATCACATTAACGTTCAACGTTTTGTGAAAGGTAAAACAACTTGGGGTACTATTCAATTTACATTATTTGATCCAATCACTCCATCTGGTGCACAATCAGTAATGGAATGGGTTAGATTACATCACGAATCAGTAACAGGTAGAGATGGGTATAGTGATTTCTATAAAAAAGATTTAACTATTAACGTATTAGGACCTGTAGGTGATATCGTATCTGAATGGATTATCAAGGGAGCATTAATTACAGAAGCTTCATTTGGAGATTACAACTGGGATACTGAAAATGCTGCTCAAGAACTTACAATGACAGTACAACCTGATTATTGTGTATTAAATTTCTAATTTTTCATTTTACTTTAAATAATAAACAGAAGGAGCTTGATTTGTCAAGCTCCTCTTTTTTATTCATATTATCCCTTTAAGTAAGGGTGGAAGCTTCTACTATACCAACACCCAACCCTTAACTGTAGAAGAGAACAGAAAAAAGAAAGATAGGTTGGATATTAGATAGATTTTTTTTATATTACATATGTATTAACGAACAAAACGTTTTAATAAATAAAGATTATGACTGAATTTAAATTCCCAACAGAAGAAATTGAATTACCCTCTAGAGGATTAATATACCCTCCCGACAACCCACTATCCAGTGGTAAAGTAGAAATTAAATATATGACTGCTAAAGAAGAGGATATTCTAACCAACCAATCTTACATACAGAAAGGTACAGTTTTAGATAAATTGCTAGAATCTGTAATAGTATCTAAAATTAACATTAATGACTTAATTGTAGGTGATAAAAATGCACTTTTAATAGCAACTCGTATATTAGGGTATGGTAGTAATTATGAAATCACCATTAATGGAAATGTAGAAAGTATTAACCTTACAGATATCGAAAATAAACCCTTTAGTGAAGATAAGGTACAAAAAGGAGTAAATGAATTTTCTTTTACTTTACCTCATAGTGATACACCAATCACTTATAAAATTTTAACTGGTAAAGATGAAAAAAATATAGAAAGGGAACTAATTGGACTTAAAAAAATAAACAAAAATTCTTCCCCTGATTTATCAACAAGATTAAAATACGTAATAACCTCAGTTAATGGGGATACAGAAACAAAAACTATTAGAGAATTTGTGGATGGGTATCTATTAGCTAGAGATTCTAGAGCACTACGAGAACACATCAAAAATACCCAACCTGATGTAGACCTTAATGTAATTCTAGATTCAGGAGAGGAGGCTAAAGTGCCCATTGGGCTTAACTTTTTTTGGCCTGACGCCTAGTCTAGCACCCCAAATAAGAATAAATTTATTTAGACAGATCCACCAAATAATTTTCCATGGAAAGGGTGGGTATGATCACCATACTGTATATAATATGCCATTATGGCTTCGTAAATTTACATTTTCTGAAATTCAAAAGTTTTATGACGATGAAAAGGAAGCACAAGAAAAACCAACTTCAGGTAAATCAAATTTAATAAATTCCGATGGTACTGTAAACGCCCCTGATTTTAAAAAAGCATCACAAGATTACAAAGGAAGGAGCAGCTATAAATAGTTGCTCTTTTTGATATTTATAACAAAATACCTTTATGGCATCCGAACAAGACTTAAATAGAGCTAAAGAACTTCTTGCTACTGAAGAAGCAAGATTATCTATAAAGCAAAAACAGAACAACTTAGATTCTGATTCTGTTGGCCTTGCTTCTTCCCTAGTTGACTCTATTAAAGAAATTCAAGGTATAAGTACTAAAAGAACAACTTTTGATACTAATATACTTAAGATTAATAAAGATATTTCTAAAGAAATATTAGGGCAAAAAAGGGGTCTTGCTTCGGTTGAAGCTATAGATAAACAACTACTCAAAAATAAAGAATCCCTTAATAAAGCTTCAAAAATAGAAAATGCTTTAATCTCTTCTTTATCTTCTAAAGAACAAAAAAGGGTAAAATATGCTAATGATAGAGCTAGCGATATTTTAAAGGAAAAATCAATTCAAGAAGATTTACTAGCAGCCGCGGAAACAGGAGCAGGGTTTGACCGAATAGCATTTGAAGCCTCTGAAAAAAGACAATTAAATGCTGAAGATACATTATCTTATCATACTAGATTATTGGGTCCTTTAGGTCAACAAGCAGTATTTACTAAACAAAATGCTGATGAATTAGAACGTCAGAATAAGATAAGAGAAAAAGAAAAGGGTATTATTGAAGCCAATGAAAAAAAATTAGGAGCTTTTGGTGGTATTTTAAAAGGTATAAGTAAAATACCTATATTAGGGGACTTAGTAGACACGGACGCCATATTAGGTAAGGCCATGGATAAAATAAAAGATGGAGGAAGTGGTGTTGCCGGTTTAGGTGCGGGGTTGAAAGAAGCAGGAAGTCAAATGCTATCAAGTCTTACAAACCCTGCTAACATAGCTTTATTCGCTTTTACTCAAATGCTTTCCCTACTAAAAACAATGGGTGAGCTCATACTAGGGAATAATGCAAAAATAACTCAGTTTGAGAAAACTATGGTTATGTCTAGTAGTGAAGCTAAAACTCTTGCAGGTACTTTTTCTGAAACCGCTGGGGAATTAGATGATATAAATGTAACAAGTAAGGGTATGATCCATACCTTTATGGATATGAGCCAACAATTTGGCTTTATGGCCAAATTTTCACAAGACACATTAGCAACTGCTACTAGGTTACAAGCAACAACCGGTATAACTGCTGAAGCAGCAGGATCACTAGCTGCATCTTCAGAAATAACTGCCGGGAGTTTTGATGACCAATATAAAAACGCACTAGCTACCAGTTACGAATTACAAAGACAAACAGGAGTTCAGTTTGATATGAAAGGAATTTTAGAAGAAACTTCTAAAGTAACTGGAACTGTTAGAGCTAACTTAGGTGGAAATATAGAAGCAATTGCAAAAGCAGTTACTCAAGCTAAACTATTTGGTGCCTCCTTAGATGATGTCGCGTCTGCGGGAAATGCCTTGTTAGATTTTGAAAGTTCAATAACCAAGGAACTAGAAGCTGAATTACTAATTGGTAGAAATATTAATTTAGAGAAAGCAAGGGCAGCGGCCTTAGCCGGTGATCAAGTAACACTAGCACAAGAATTACAAAAGGAAGCAGGTACCTTATCTGAATTCCAAGATATGAATGTTATACAACAACAGGCTTTAGCTGCTGCCATGGGTATGACTTCTGATCAAATGGCTGATATTTTATTTCAACAAGAAATACAAGGAAAATCAGCAGAAGATTTAAGAGCATTAGGTAAAGACGAATTGGCAAATAGGTTAGAGCAACAAACAGCTCAAGAATCTTTAGCTGCCTCAATGGAATCGGCTAAATCAGCCTTGGGTGATATGTTAAAATTTATAGACCCTTTACTACAAGGAGTTGCTTTATTTGCAACAACACTTTCGGGTATGGTTCCTATTATAGGAGCATTAGGTGCTGGTTTTGCTTTTATTAAAATTTCCCAAATGGCCACATCAGGTGCATTAATGAAAAATTTAGGTCTTATGTGGGGTCAAGTAAAGGCATTAGCTGCTCAAGCTGTTGCTTTTGCTGTTGCAAACCCCTTTACGGCACTTGCTGGTTTAGCAATTGCGGGGGGTGTAGGTGCCTATTTATACTCTCAAGCAGATGATATGATGTCTCCTGGTGGAGCTGGAGGTGGATATGGTAAACGTACTCTAATGGGTCCTGAAGGGGCAATTGCCCTAAATAATAAAGATACTGTTATAGCAGGAACTAATTTATTTCCTAAAGAAAATGGATCATCTCAACAAAGTGTAACAAACACTACTGTAGTTAAACCCGATAATGGTAAAATGGAAAGCCTATTATCTAAATTAGTTATGCAAAACGATAAAAAACAAGAAATATCACCAGTTGGTTTATATGAAATTGCTTAATTCAATATTTATAACAAAATAAAATTATGGGAATATTAGACAAATTACAATCTGCAGGTTCAGTATATTCAAGAGATAATGGAGCAACTCCAGTAACTCCAAGATTTGCTGATTCTACTTTACACAAAGAATACTCTATAACGGGAGCACCCGCTGTATTAGGAAAACCTTCACCATCACAATTAGATTTAAATGGTAGTTCTCCTGACAAATATATAGATAATTTACCAGAATAAATACTTTTTAAATGGGACTAGTTAATTTAACAACAAACTTAAAGTCCTTACGTTACGGAAAAGATAGAATAGGTGGGGGATCTAGTGGTCAACCTTATATCAAAACAGATATACCTGATAGCTTTTCGGATGTAGGGAAGACCGGAGGACCTGATGTCATTTTACGAGGTGGAACTTTAGTACCTGGTAGAGCGGCTAAAGATGTCTCTAGGTTAACTCAAATGTTTTTTGATTTTAAATCAATTGGAGGTCCTTTATTCATAGCCAAAGAAAATATCCTTTCTCGAACATCGGTTGCCATAGATGGTCAAGGTAAAGCACTAAATAACGGTGTATACTTGCCGACCTCTACTCTGTTACAATCCGCTGGTAATTCTTTAGGTTTACATTTAAATAAGCAAGGAATTGATCCTTTTAAAGGTATAGGAAAAGACGGTGGTGGTATATTTGAATTATTTGGGGGTACAGATCCATTAGGACAACCTAGCTACTCAGCAATAACCTCTAATCCCAGATATGAAAGTAAATTAAAAGGGTTTGTTAATAGTAAAATTAATACTAAAACAACCGATACAGAACTTCTTAATTATCAAGGAGGACCTGGATCTGTATTAGGAATTGGTAGAACTAGAATACCTTTAGCTAAAAACAGAACAGGAGTTAACAATAGTAAATTATTCTACACTCTAGGTAAAGTATCAGGAGATCTTAATAACCCTGATTCTTCCTTTACCTACACCCCATCAGTATATGATAAACAAACTGATACTACGGGTTTACAAGGAAAAAGAGATAATGATTTCTTCTTAAGAACAGGGGCATCAATAAAATACCTTGAATTAGGAGTTGACCCCAAAGATAAAGCAATTTTATCAAGTGGTGTTAACGGAGATGGTAGTATAAAATATCCTACTGTTGAAACTTATAAACAAAAAGAAGTTGATAATAAAGTTTTAGAAGACTTTAGAAGTAAAAATAATAAAACCTTTAGTCTAGATTATACAAAAGATAACATTGAAACCCGAGTAAATCTAGGTAACCCTGGAAAAAAAGGAAATATTTCAAATTATCAAATAGGAAAAAGGGATGCTGCTGGTAAAAAAATAGGAGCTACTGATAAAATAAACGCCTTTCCTCTTTATAAATCTGGTGTAGTTACTCAAGATGAAGCAAAAAATGATTTAGTAAAATTTAGAATTGGTATTATTCAAAATGACAATCCTGCTGAAAAGGTATTTATACACTTTAGAGCACTTTTAGATGGTATGAGTGATAGCTATTCAGCCGATTGGGCAGGTGATAGTTTAATGGGTAGAGGGGAAAAATTTTATAGATATAATGGGTTTGAGAGAAGCATTTCATTAGGGTGGACAGTAGTAGCTCAATCCAAGGATGAATTAATTCCCATGTATCAAAAACTAAATTATTTAGCATCAACTCTAGCCCCTGATTATTCTAAATCCTCAGGTTATATGAGAGGTAATTTAGCAACATTAACAGTAGGGGGGTATTTATATGAACAACCTGGTATTATTACAGGTTTAAGTTACAATGTTCCCGAAGAATCACCTTGGGAAATTGCAATTCCAGCTTTAGGAGGAGCAGATAAAAATAATAAAATAAAATCAGATAAATCGGTAAAGGAAATGCCTCACATGATAAAAGTTTCTGGTTTTAATTTTATACCTATTCATGAATTTGTCCCATCTGTTCAAAAGAATGATTTTGATTCTAATGGTAAGTTAAGTAAATTCGGCCAAGAAAGATATATATCTCTAAAAAACGGAGTAAATGATAACTATGATGATGTAAATTATATTAAATAATGAAAAGATATCAAAATACAGAAATATTAAATGATCCACAAGGAAAGAGATATTATGGTACTACTAAATACCCTGAAATCCCTTTATCTCTAGAAGATATTTATGTTTATACTACCCAAGGAGATAGATTTGATTTATTAGCACAACAATATTACAGCGATTCTTCCTTATGGTGGATAATTTCTTCATCAAACAGTGACCTCCCACAAAATTCTTATTACATTCCAGAGGGTAGGCAAATTAGAATCCCTCAAAATATAGCAGCAGTGATTTCCCAATTTAGGGCCTTAAATGAAAGATAGTTATGAATGGAAATATAGTAGGAGAAGAATTTGAAGATTATGTATTTGATCAAATATCTCAAAGACAAACCAACCAATATGCGGGTTACGAAACACCTCGTACACCGGAACAAATTCAATATTTAAATAACACTACAGCTTGGGTAAAATTAGCATCCGGGGTTAAGATTGATGAGTCTAACGGAGGGCTTGATCGACTTAGAACTATATTAAATGGTGATTCGGAAAACGGATTTAAAGGAACCGAATTAGCAAAAAGTACCGTATTATTTAATGGTTTATCTGAAACAGATCCTGCTACATATAAAGATGGAAAAAAAGTAGAAAAATTAGCAGAGTATAATTTTAGATCCGGATACTCAAAAACAAATACTATATGGAACTCAACATCAGCCTATGGGTTAGGTGGTCCTGAATTTGGACAACAACCAATGCCTGGAATCCAATCAGTTAATGTTAAATCCTTAAACCGAGGCTCAATTAGAGAGGCTAATGTTAAAATAAAAGCATACAATAAAATCCAATTTGCAATCATCGAATTCTTATATTTAAGAATAGGTTTTAGTATGATGTTAGAATGGGGGAATGATAAATTTATCAACAACAAAGGTGAATTTCAACCCACTGGAAACACTATTATTGAAGATTTATGGTTTGATGATAATGGATATACTCAATTGAGTATGATTGACGCTATAGAAAGGTATAGAAATATATATTCTGGAAATTATGATGGTTTCTTTGGTAAAGTAGTAAATTTTACATGGACCTTCGGGGCGGATGGAAGTTATGATATTGATTTGAAATTAATAACAGTAGGTGATATAATAGAATCACTCCAAGCAAATATCCCTGTAAACTCATCAGAAGTATCAACAATAGATTCACAAGTTTCATCCTCAGTTAAAGACACAGGAGTTTATCAAAATCTTGCAGAATCATCAATAGTAAATGCTGCACAAAACAATAAAATAGGAAAATATTTATTTACTAGTATAGGAGATAAAACTTTATGGGATGATTCCAACCCAGAATATTTCTCCCTAAAAGAACAAAACATATCAACTTCAAACCGCAGAGGTAGAAATAGTAATAATTTCCAATTAGACCAAAAAATAAACGATAAATATAACTATTTTATGACATTTGGGGAGTTATTATATATTTTTAAAAATAATTGTATTCCGGGTATAGAAACAAGTAAGGGTATCGAACCTTTATTAAATATGGAATCTGATGAAAATTCTAATAAAATTTCATATTACCCAAACCAAACCTCTTTAGACCCTAGAATTTGTATTTTTAATTATGTTTTTGGTAGTATAGGGGAAGAAAACCCTAAATACAGCATAAGTGGTATTAAAAGTCCCCCATACTTAAAAACCCTAAAAGAATATATAGGAGTTGAAGGAACAGATGTAATATATGGGAAATTAATGAATATATATTTAAATTATGATTTTATTTCTAAATGTTTAATATCTAACACTAAAGATGGAAAGTTATCCATGTTTAAATTTTTTCAAAAAATATGTGATGGGATTAATTCATCTTTAGGAGGCGTAAACAATATAGAACCTGTTATAAAAAATGATAAAATTGTAACTTTTATAGACCAAAACCCTATCCCCGGATATTTAGAATTAATAGGTAAAGATAAAACGGTTGTAGATTTAGAAGTATATGGTTATAATCAATCTAAGAAATCTTCAAACTTTGTAAAAGATATTTCCTTTAAAACCGAAATTACACCTCAATTAGCTTCTATGATAACCATAGGAGGGGGAGGTGGTGAAAATGAAGATGGAACTGCCTTTTCTTACTGGAATGAGGGTTTAATAGATAGGTTCCAACCAAAAATAAATGAAACTAAAGATAAGGTTACTCCCCAAGAAAAATTAAAAAAGGATAGAGTAGAATATTTAATTAACTACTTTAATTCAAATTCATCATGGAATGCATTTTCTAGTACTGATTCTTCCGACCCTACAGGTAAAACATACCCCAATAAATTTGGAGGTGAAAGAAGGAATATAAGGTTAGATGTTATACGGGGTGTATATTCTTGTAAACAATTTATAAAACAAGTTTTAGATAACGACGCTTACCTAAAAAAATACAAAAACCTAATTTCTCAATCACAATTAGCAGGAGAAAAACAAAATAATTATGCTGCCTATTTAGCTGAAGCCTTTGGGGGTTCAACTGGTATAGTAGTTCAATCTAGGGAAGAAAGAAGGAGGTCAAGTTCTAAAACAAAAATTATAAACAAAACCTTACAACCCATTCCTCTTAGTAAAGCAAAATATACTTTATTTGATAGCAAGTTTATAAGTAGAGCTAAATCTACCTATACCGTTTATATAAATTCAATGATGCGAGCTCAATTTGATAGTGATGGTAAAGATAAATCTCCTTCAAATCAAATTGGTTTTATCCCTGTGGGTTTTGGGGTTCAATTACAAGGTATTTCGGGTGTAAAAATTTATAATAAATTAAATATTAACAATACTTTTCTACCCTCACAATATCCTAAGGCCTTAAAGTTTTTAGTAAAATCTGTTAGTCATACAATAGAAAATAACACTTGGACTACAAGCCTAGATACCTTATCCATTCCTAAAGTTAGAAAAACACCACGAAAAGGTGCACAGAAGTTTATAGATGCCTACCAAGTCCAAATTGGGGGGACTCCACTTGTTCCTTTTGATCAACAAGGTCCTGAAGTTCCAAAAGATAGTACTAAATCATACATGATTGGAGAAATTAGATATAAAGGAAAGTATTATAATTATGATGAAGCATCTAAGTTTATGAACATTGATGCCCAACCTACCTTCAGAGCCTTTTTCAAAGATTTTGTAAAAAACTGGCGCGGGTACACTATGCAAATAAATGCTATAGATAGATCAATTGCTAAATCACTAGGTCTAAACACATTTAACTCACAAAACGCCGAACCAGGTTATTCCAAACATAACTATAGTGCGGCTATAGACTGTAATATAATAACTCCATCAAACTATATGCTTCCTAAAAAAGGAATGAAGAATGGATGGATAAACCATGGATTTAGAAAACTTGCTGAAACCCATAACATAGAATGGGGAGGTAACTTCGGAACGTATGAAGATTGTGTCCATTTTGCATATAACTTCAACATCAATAAAGCAGTAGCCAATGCAACTGAAGTTTATGGGTCAGTTTATAACCTCCCTTCATCTAAGGGAAAAGAAATTAAATTAACGTAATATGTACTATCCTAAATCCCAAATCCAAGAAAACTTACACACCAATGGTGGGGAATTAAAACCCTTTAACTCTAACGATGAATATAAAGGATATTACTTTAAAACATCTAATGGGGAATTTTTCACTGGAAAATCCCCTTCTGATAAACCAAATATACCACTTGATTTCATTGGTGAAGAACTTCCAATTACAAATTCCAACTCAAACAACCTTAATTCCAAAAGAAGAAATGCATTTCAACCCCCAGAATCAGAACCATTACCTGACAATTATTTTATAATAGAAGATTCGTATTACAGCGCAAAGTTAATTCCAACAAATCGAGGAGAGGCACCTCGACTTCCCCAACAATCAAAACCAATACCTAATCAAGATGATTATAAAATAGGTGAATTTGAAAGATACTTTGTAAAAAAGGCTAATGAAAATAAGTTTATTGAAATTAATGAAGATGAATATAATTTGTTTGAAGTCCAAAATTCCAAAGTTCAATTTAATTTATATATTCCTATAAAATTTACATGGGCAATAACCGGAGATAGAACAGAGGTATTTAATAGGAATAAATCAATATCCTTTTTATATGAAACAAGGGATAAATTACCTGGTTTTAGTCTATTATTCCAAAACAAATTTGATAAGTATTTTAAACCTTCCTAGGCTACGCCAATAATATTTCGTATATTTAGGTAAAATAAAGGTATATGTACTGGCTTGTAGAAAACGAGGAACAGTTAAATGTTTTGATAAATAGTGGTTATAAAAAAGCGTTCATTGAGGTAATACCTTATAATGATACAATACACCCCGTACTGAATCACGTAAGTTTAGTGTATATTAGACCAATTGAAGCGAGCAAAGGCTTTATGGTATGTATTACGCATAGTGAGTCTTTAAATGCTTTAAATACGCGTGTAAACGAATTGATAGATAAGTTTGAGGTGTTATATTGTCGTGATAAAAAGGAAACATTACATTATTTTCCAAACAAAACTCTTTATGACATAACACCACCACCTCATACGTATATACGTCCTACAACACAAACACACGATTTATACTATAGTAAACACAAGGATAACCCACATTTAAACTTAATTATCCCGATTGTTAAACATTATGAAATATGCGAGAACATTTTTGGAGATCTAAAAGCGAATATTAACAGAGAAAAAACAAAATATGATGAATTCTTTAACAGTAAAACCTCAATGGTATTCAACGCCATCGAGAGAAATGGAGTACGAATACACAATGAAACCTTCAGTGAATACTTCCATCCCGTTGATGGTGAATACATCTACACACAGTTCAACTTAAAAACAACAACAACAAGACCATCTAACTCATTTAAAAACGTAAATTATGCCGCACTTAATAAAGAAAACGGAAGTAGAAAAAGTTTTATACCACGTAATAATAGGTTTGTGGAAATTGATATTAGTGCTTATCATCCTAGTTTGGCTTCTCGTCTCATTGGTTATGACTTTGCCGATATTGATATCCACGCTCATTTTGCTACCCTATATAATGTGGATTACAAGAAATCGAAAGAACTTACCTTCAAGCAACTCTATGGAGGTGTTTTCGAGAATTATAGACACTTGGAATTCTTTCAAGGGATTGAAAAATACGTAGGAGAAACGTGGAGTAAGTTCCAAAGAGATGGGTTTATAGAATGTCCTATTTCAAGTTTTATATATACAAAGGAAGGTTTGGGTGAAATGAACCCACAAAAACTATTTAATTATATACTCCAAAATTTAGAAACTTCGCAAAATGTGTTGGTTTTGTGGGATATGTGTTGTATATTAAGGGGATGTAAAACGAAACTAGTATTATATACTTATGATAGTTTTACATTCGATCTGGATGACAGTGAAATAGAGGTTATTGAAGAAATTAGAGAAGTATTTAAAAAATATAAATTAAACATTAAAGAAGAAACAGGTTATGACTACAATTTTAAAGGGTAATATCAATACGTATAATATGAATTACGACTCAGTAATTGATATAAATACAGTAAAAGATTTGAATAATAAATTATTTTGTACATTTACAGACTTAGAGGGTTTGGAAGTGTTAATAGAAGACATAAAGGCAAAATACGACATCATATATAATAAGTTATTTGTTTTAGAAATTGTGGGGAAAGATGAATATGTTGTTACATACAATGTAGACCAAACAAACCTTAATTCTATTCCAGAAAATACTATTTTGGTGCATAGAAAAAAAGAAACAAATACCTTATATACAATAAATGCCCTAAACGAGTTGATTAAAAAACTTAATGGTGGTGTTGTTGATACTAGGTATAGAGTTGATTGGCAACATTATAGAAATTGTATTTTACTTACGCAACACAATGAGCTTAGCCAATTAAATACAAAAATTTACAAAATAATCGATCTATAGTTTGGCTCCCCAAAATATAGTTCGTATATTCAGTTACATATAAACAGTTATAATTAAAATAGAGTTACATTATGGATTTAAATGCATTAAAAAAGAAATTGGATACCCTCCAATCAAACCCACAGGGTGGTCAAAAGACCGATTACACAACCATTTTTTGGAAACCAACAGTAGGTAAACAACAAATTAGAATTGTACCATCAGCGTATGATGCTAATAACCCATTTACGGAGTTGAAATTTTACTATGGTATTACCAACAAAGTAATGATCTCACCAGCAAATTATGGTGATAAAGATCCAATTGCTTTATTCGCTGGGAAACTACGTGAAGGAGAGTATAACAAAGAAAATTATGTACTAGCTAAAAAGTTAGATGCTAAAAACCGTATTTTTGTTCCTGTAATAGTACGTGGAGAAGAAGATAAAGGTGTTAGATTATGGCAATTTGGTAAGTTAGTATACGAAGAATTATTAGCATTAGCTGTTGATGATGAAATTGGAGATTACACTGATATTGTAAATGGTAGAGACCTTACAGTTGAAACAGTAGGACCAGAAGCAACTGGAACTCCTTATAATAAATCATCAATTAGAGTAAGATTAAAAACCTCACCACTTAGTGAAGATGCTACTCAAGTAGAAACTTGGACAAATACACAACCAAATCCTAAAGAAGGATTATTTAAAGTGTATTCCTTTGATGAAATGAAATCAGCATTAGAGAAATGGTTATCACCAGAGGATAACGAACCAGAAATTGCTCAAAATCCAAATTCATTCCCAACACAGGCAGCCGCTGCCCCATCAACAGGAAATTTTAGTTTAGATACTTCTCAAGCTAAAAAAACGAAAGTAGATCAATTTGATAGTTTATTTGATACTCCAAAAGATGATCTTCCTTTCTAAATATGGCGAAAAAATCAACAAAGTCTCTCTCGGCAGCAGTGTCTGCCGAGATCAAGAGCAAATTTGATCTTAATAAGTTTAAATCATCTAAAGGTTTAAATAAAAACGTTAAATTTAAGGAACAAAAATGGATTCCCTTATCACCGGCATTCCAAGAAGTATCTGGAGTACCTGGTATTCCAATGGGACATATAGTATTACTTAGAGGACACTCTGATACTGGTAAAACTACTGCATTATTAGAAGCAGCAGTATCTGCACAATCTATGGGAATTTTACCTGTATTTATTATTACAGAGATGAAATGGAACTGGGAACACGCAGCACAAATGGGATTAAAGGTTAACTTAATCAGGGATGATGAAGGTAATGTTATAGATTATGAAGGTGACTTTATCTATGTTGATAGAGAAACTGTACATACTGTAGAAGATGTAGCTGCATTTATTATGGATCTACAAAACGAACAGAAAAATGGTAACTTACCAACAGATTTAGCTTTTTTCTGGGATTCTATTGGATCAATTCCTTGTGCTATGTCAGTTGAAAAACTGAAGAATAACAATGAATGGAATGCTGGCGCAATGTCAACACAATTTGGTAATACAGTAAATCAAAGTATTGTAATGTCTCGTAAAGAGTCATCACCCTATACTAATAGTTTAATTGCTATTAACAAAGTATGGACCGCTAAAGCAGAATCTCCTATGGGTCAACCAAAGATGATGAATAAAGGTGGAATGGCTATGTGGTATGACGCAACATTTGTAGTTACATTTGGTAATGTTTCAAATGCCGGTACATCTAAAATTAAAGCAATTAAAGGTGGTAAGCAAGTAGAATGGGGTAAACGTACCAACTTACAGATTGATAAGAACCATGTTAATGGTATCGCAGCAAGAGGTAAAATTGTTATGACTTCACACGGATTTATCGAAGACACAGATAAAGACAAAAATGCTTATAAAAAGGAACATGCAGATGAATGGTCCAGAATCTTAGGAGGAGGGACATTTAAGATTGTAGAAGATGATGAAGATGTAACACCTGTTCTTTACGACGTAGAGGACTTATAAAACAAAAACATGAAGCATAAAGAGTTATTTAGTCTCTTGGATAATATCCAGGAAGACCAGGAAGTACCTACCCAAAATAGGCATGATAGAGTATTAATCTTAGATGGTTTAAATCTATTTTTTAGAAATTTCGCCATGATGAATATGGTTAATACTGATGGAGTTCATATTGGAGGGTTAGGTGGTTTTTTCCGCTCTTTAGGTGCCATGATTAGACAAACGAATCCAACTTCTGTTTATGTAGTATTCGACGGGCAAGGTTCTACGGTAAATCGTAAAAACTTGCTCTCCGAGTACAAAGGAACAAGAAATTTATCAAGGATTACTAATTGGGAAGCATTTGATAATATTGAAGAAGAACATGATTCAAAAATAGACCAAATCGTTCGTATCATTCAGTACCTAAAACTACTACCCGTTAAAACTACTATTTTAGATAAAGTTGAAGCGGATGATATTATAGCAGTATTAGCAGAAAAATTAGTAGAAAAACATGACTCAACCTGTTTTATTGTATCTAGTGATAAAGATTTCTTACAACTAGTGACTGATAAAATTATTGTGTATAGACCAATGGAGAAAGAATATTATACTCCAAAAGTTGTAGAAGAAAAATTTGGTTTATTACCCCATAACTTTATTTTACACAAAACATTACTAGGAGATAATTCAGATAATATTAAGGGGATTAAGGGATTAGGTGCAAAGGGTATATTTAAAAAATTTCCCGAATTAAAAACTCAAGAATTAAATTTAGAGGATATTTTTGACATCTCTGCTAGGAAATACAAGGAACATATCGTATATTCACGTATAGTTCAGGAACGATCTCGTATTGAAACCAATTATAAAGTAATGGATTTAAGTATACCAATGATCGATGATAGAGGTAAAGAACATATTGATAAGTTAATAACTGAGGATTTACCTGATTTCAACCCCGAAATGTTTACTTCATTTTATAATGAAGACAAATTAGGAGGGATGATTAGAAATTTAGATTCGTGGTTAAAAGATATATTTGCTATGTTCCCAACTTACAAACAATAAATAAATATATAGGTGGGTTTTATTTGGAGATACGAGGAATAAGTCGTATATTCACACACAAGCAGGTTATAAACATTACTAAACAGATAGAAAATTGACTCTTAATAGCATAAACCAATACGGACACGATTTTCAGATTAAGGTGTTATCATCCTTGTTAACACATAAAGAATTTTTAGTAAATATCCATGATATAATATCAGAAGAATATTTTGAGAATCAGGCTCAGAAATGGGCTATTAAAGAGGTATTGAATTACTATGACAAATATCACACTACCCCCTCATTAGATATATTAAAAGTAGAATTACAAAAAGTAGATAATGAAGTATTACAAATCTCAATTAAAGAGCAACTAAAACAAGCATTTGTTACCTCTGATGATGATTTAGAATACGTACAAGAAGAATTTACAAATTTTTGTAAAAACCAACAATTGAAGAAGGCCTTAATGTCGTCTGTGGACTTATTGAAAGCAGGCGATTTTGATGGTATTCGTTTTATTGTAGATAATGCTCTAAAAGCAGGACAAGACAAAAACATAGGACATGAATACGCTAAAGATATTGAATCAAGGTATAGAGAAAATTCAAGAGAAATTGTACCAACACCTTGGCCGCGTATTAACGACTTACTTCAAGGCGGATTGGGAAATGGAGATTTTGGTCTTATATTTGGTAATCCAGGAGGTGGTAAATCGTGGTCGTTAGTTTCTCTAGGGGGACATGCGGTAAAAATGGGATACACAGTTCTACATTATACTTTAGAATTAGGTGAGGATTATGTTGGAAAAAGATACGATGCATTTTTCACAAAAATCCCCGTAAATAAAGTAGATGCCCACAAAGATCAAGTAGCAGAATTAATACCACAATTACCAGGAAAGTTAATAATTAAAGAATACCCAACAGGTAAGGCAACTGTCTCAACTATTGAATCACATATTGCGAAAGCAACAAGTATGGGTACTAAGCCTGATCTAGTAATTATTGATTATGTTGATCTTCTTTCATCAAGAAAAACAAATCGTGAACGTAAAGATGAAATTGATGATATTTATACTAGCACAAAAGGATTAGCTAGACAATTAGACATACCTATTTGGTCCGTTTCTCAAGTTAACCGTGCGGGAGCGAATGATAATGTCATTCAAGGAGATAAAGCAGCAGGATCGTATGATAAAATTATGATAACTGATTTCTGTATGTCTCTTTCTCGTAAAAAAGAAGATAAAGTTAACAATACAGGTAGATTTCACTTAATGAAAAATAGATACGGTATGGATGGTATTACTTTTGGTATTGAGGCTGATACTTCAACTGGTCATTTTACCATTAAAAATGAATATGATGAAGATGATGAATCAACAACCTTAGCACCAACTACTCGTTCAAACTCATTTGATACTGATGTTGATACTTTTGATAAAGCACAATTACGAAAGAAATTTTTTGAATTAAATCCTTAATATTAAAAATAAACACATAAATGGGAAAAAGAGATATCACAAAAGAAAGAATTGTTTACAAACCCTTTGAATATCAAGAAGCATCTGATTATTGGTTAAAACAACATCAAGCACATTGGTTACACACAGAAGTACCTATGATGAGTGATGTTAATGATTGGAAACAAAATCTTACTGAGTCTGAAAAAAACATTATTGGTACTATCTTAAAAGGATTTGCCCAAACTGAAACCGTTGTGAATGATTACTGGACCAATTTAGTAACAAGTTGGTTTAAAAAGCCTGAAATAATTAAAATGGCTGTAACTTTTGGTGCCTTTGAAACCATACATGCCGAAGCATATTCTTTATTAAATGAAGAATTAGGATTAGACAATTTTAGTGAGTTTCTAGAAGATGAAGCTACAATGGCTAAAATATCAGCATTAACTGAAGTTAGAGATTCTCATAATGGAGAAGCAAATTGGCATGAAAGAGCTAAATCATTAGCTATATTTTCTGCATTTACAGAGGGTGTTAATTTATTCTCATCGTTTGCCGTTTTATTATCATTTAAATTAGATAATAAGCTTAAAGGAGTAGGTCAAATCGTAGAGTGGAGTATTAGAGATGAATCATTACATTCAGAAGCGGGTTGTTGGTTATTTAGAACTTTATTAGCAGAAAACCCAGAATTCAACACACCAGAACTAAAAGCAGATATTGAACAAGCAGCTTTATTATCTTTAAAACTAGAATTAGATTTTATTGATAAAGTATATGAAATGGGAGACTTAAAAGGATGTCCAAAATATGATTTAGTATCCTTTATCAAACATAGAGTAAATACCAAAATGGGTGATTTAGGATATGGTGAAATTGTTAATGGTATAGATAAAGATGCAGTAAAAAGAATGAAGTGGTTTGATAGCTTATCAGGTGGTAAACAACATACAGATTTCTTTGCTTCGAGGGTAACAAATTATAGTAAAGGTGTTCAAAATTGGGATGTAAATGATTTATTTTAAAATATGGAATTAACACTACTAGCAATAATAGCAATTTTACTTAGTTCGTTATCTTTAATGGGTAATTTATATATAGTAATTTTGATAATTAAAGAAACATACAAAAGTAAAAAACATAAAACTAAAAAACGTAAAAGAAAATAATGGAAAATAACGCATTACAGGTAGATTATACAAATTGGATAGCAGGTAAAGACTACCCTACTTTTATGGATGAAGTTTCTTTAGCCACAATTTCTAAAGGGTATTTACTCCCTGGTGAAACTGTAAAAATAGCTTATAGAAGGGTATCTAATGCCGCTGCTATGAGACTAAAAAAACCAGAACTAGCAAATAAATTCTTCAAAATAATGTGGAATGGTTGGTTAGGTTTAGCATCCCCAGTTTTATCAAACATGGGGACTGATAGAGGTTTACCTATTTCGTGTTTTGGTGTTGATACACCGGATTCAATACGTGGAATCGGTTTAACTAACGCGGAACTAATGAAGTTAACAGCATCCGGTGGTGGTGTGGGTATCTCATTATCTCGCATTAGAGAACGTGGAGATGAAATTACGGGAAATGGTAAAAGTGAAGGTGTAGTACCGTGGGCTAAAATATTTGATTCATCCATTATTGCTACTAACCAGGGAAATGTAAGAAGAGGAGCAGCATCTGTTAATTTAGATATTGAACATGGGGATATAGAAGAATTTTTACAAATTCGTAGACCTAAAGGAGATCCTAATAGACAATGTCTTAACTTACACCAATGTGTAGTAGTTGGAGATTCTTTTATGAGAAAATTAGAAGCAAGAGACCCTGAAGCCATGAATAGATGGGCTACAGTTTTAAAATCAAGAATGGAAACAGGAGAACCTTATATAATGTATAAGGATAATGTTAATAAAGATAATCCAATTGCTTATAGACTAAATAATTTAGAAGTAAGTATGACAAATATTTGTTCTGAAATTACCTTATTTACAGATGAAGAACATTCATTTATTTGTTGTTTATCTTCTATGAATTTAGCAAAATATGATGAATGGAAAGATACTGATGCAGTTGAATTAGCTACTTGGTTTTTAGATGGTGTAATGCAAGAATTTATTGATAAATCAGCAGGAAAAGATTCATTACAAAGAACTTACAATCATGCTCGTAAAGGCCGTGCTTTAGGTTTAGGGGTAATGGGATGGCATTCATTCTTACAACAAAAAGGATTACCATTTAACTCTATTGCCTCTACCGCTCATACTAAAAATATATTTTCTGATATTAGACAAGGGGCTGAAAAAGCATCTATGGAGATGGCTTTGGAGTATGGTGAACCTTTATGGTGTAGAGGAACAGGTATGAGAAATACTCACTTACTAGCAGTAGCACCAACAGTATCAAATTCAGTAATTGTAGGTGGTATTAGTGCTGGTATTGAACCCTTACCTGCAAACATTTACACATTTAATGGGGCTAAAGGAACATTTATTAGAAAAAATAAGGAATTACAGAAAATTCTAATAGAAAAAGGTGAAGATAAAGACCAATGGTGGGATCAAATGTTATCAGAAGATGGTTCAGCACAAGGATTACCAGATAATGTTTTAACACCTGAAGAAAAGGAATTATTTTTAACATTCCCTGAAATAAACCAATTAGAATTAATACGTCAAGCTGCTATTAGACAACGTTATATTGACCAAACCCAATCATTAAATTTATCATTTGATGTTAATGATTCACCAAAATGGATTAATCAAGTGCATTTAGAGGCATGGAAATTAGGTATAAAAACATTATATTATTTGAGAACAGATAGTGTAATTAAGGGAGATTTAGGATCTCGTATGAGTGACTGTGTTAGTTGTGAGGGATAGTATATAAATATATACAACATTAATTATAATTAATTTTAAGAGAGGCACATTAGTGTCTCTTTTTTTTATATGTATCAACAAATGTAGTTTTTATCTAAAAATGTTATTATTATGTTAAATTATTTAAAAAATAAATGGATGGCTTTTAAAGATATATTTAAAGACGAAAACGACATCAATGAAAAATCTGTAGTTGGGTTTTTATCTTTTGCTGTTATGGTAATATTTGCTGTTGTTGATCTAGCAACAGGATATTTAGGTAAAGATTTAGTAATTAATGAATTTATTTATGATTCATTCTTATATATTACATTAGGAAGCTTTGGAATTGCCGAAGCCGGAAAAATATTTGGAAAAAAAGAATAAATATGAAAAAAATATTATTTATATTAGTAATTTTAATTTCAACTTTATCCTTTGGACAGGAAAAGAAGGAGGGATTTTTAAAGTCACTTTATACGGATTTCATTCAATATGGAACAATATATGCTGCAGGGGATATATCAAATTCAATTGAAGCAGCAGAACCTACCTATTTTGTAAGAACAGGTGAAGGAGGTACATTATATGATATACCCAGAGTAGAAGATAATACCCCAGATTATCCATTTGATTATAGAATAGGTATTGGAATTAGAAAATTAGCTAGATTCGACTATGAAAGAAAACCTAAAAACTTTTACGATGGTACAGAAAGTCAATTAGTATTTTCTTCTCCTACTTCAGCTATTCGAGGATTAGAATACCAACTCCATTGGGAAAAGGAAAGATGGATGGGAATGGAATTCAGAAACCACAATGTGTTTATAAAACATACAGGTAAATATCACATACTAAAAGTACAGAGTAGAGAAGTACAAAAAATAAACCTAAATTACAATTCAGCAGAACTTAGAGCTAGATTACCAATAGGTAAAAAGTTTTCTATATCAGCAGGAGCTATTGCTAGGGGTCATGATAGAGCATATGGTTATAATCCTATAGAATTATGGTTAAATGAAACCTCAATGGATAACAATGGTAATATGATTCCAACTAATCCTTGGTATACTTTAGGATATGAATATGGATACCAAGATGTATTTTATACTGAAACAAGTACTGATCCTATAACTGGAGAAGAAATGGTAAGGTATGATTGGTATTGGTTAAACCCAGAAGGTGATAGAGTAGCAGATTCTGATTTAGAATTTAGAGATACTTATTTTACTAGGTTAATGAATAGATATAATGGAGAAAAATGGAGCCAATTAGACCCTTGGGTAGAAATAGCTCCTATTATTGGTTTTGATTTTTACCATTACAAAAGAAATTTTTGGCTTCATACTTACGGTAACATAATCTTACCAGCTCATAAGTACATTAAAGGAGATGTTCAATATTCATACCTACATAGAAATGGGTGGGGTAAAGGAGGACATATGGAAGATCATGCAATGGGAGACGGAGAACAATGGACAGATTATTCTGCAGGTATTAGCTTAGGATGGAAAATTAACAGAAATTTAGGAATATTTGTTGAAGGTGAATTTGCTAAAATGTGGGATAGTGAGTTATATCAATCAACTTTTGGAATTAATTATACATTTAAATAAAATGGCAAAACAAATAGGAGAAGATACTAAAATAACATTAGACCTAAAAACAATAGGTTTATTAGTAGTAGGACTATCTTCCTTAATAGGTATGTGGTTTGCTCTACAAGCTGATATAGAGGAAGCTAAAGGACTCCCAGAACCAGAAGTACAAAGGATTGAATTCCAAATGAAAGATGAAGCCATTAGAGAAGCTATCATCAATACCCAGGGTGATGTAGAAGAAATAAAGGAGCAGTTAAAGAAAATAGACGAGCGCCTTTACGAACTACAAACGAGAAAATAAAAATATGAAAAAGTTATTATTAATTATATTGTTATTCATTAGTTTTAATAGTTTTTCTCAAACTGTCATTACAGATGATAATTTTGAAAAAACAATTGAAGGTAGATCCGCATTCCAAGATGATGGGATTACAATAGTAGTAGTAGAATTTTGGGCTTCTTTCAATGATGCTAACTCATTTTCTAAATGGGACAAACTTAAAGGGATTAAATATTACAGATGTGATATAGCAAAATCACCAAAATCTAAAAAAAATTATAAAGTACGAACCATACCTCATATTATTATATTTAAAGAGGGGTATGACGAGCATCACTTTAAAGCAGGTTTAGATTTTTCAATCAAACAATCAGTTGAAGAAATACAAGAAGTGATTGATAATTTAAAAAAAGAAAGTAAATTTTAAAAAATAAAGATTATGGCAGACGCAGTACAATGTATTATAGCAATTGACGACGTAAAGTCCTCAATTCAAGGTAATGATCCAAGAACTTGGATGAAAGCATGTGCAATAGAAACTTTACTAAAAGGTAAAAGTGGTAAGCATTTTAAAAATTGCCTGATAGGTAAAATGGAATCTACCAAAGAACACATCGAAGACCCAGCAGGATATGCTGAGGAATTATATAGTAAAATAAAAAAGAAATGTACTTAATATGAGCTGTTATACAAGAGAACAAATAAAATGTGCTGTAGAATCAAAAGAATATAAATGGTTCGAAGGTGGTAATTATAACTTAAATGTTGTTGGGGTTAGAAACTCTGAAACAAATAACAAAGTTACAAATAAATTTGACGATTGTATTACAATATCTTATAGTGTAGATGGAGAAGAAAAATTCCACTGTTTCCCATGTACTACAGACCCAGGTAAATATTGGGAAGAAAATTTAATAAATAAAGATGGTGTAGCTATTTTAGTTCCCGGACAATATAGGAGTTCTCATACAATTAGAAAACATCAAGGAAAGTATGAGGCCCTATGTCAAAAAACCCCTATTAAAGTCTACAGAGATAATAATAAGGATGGTAAATACGATATGTTAATAGAAAATATTCATGAAGGTATTTTTGGAATTAATATACATAAAGCAGGTTCACGAGTAAATGGTTCAACTCAAATAGACAAATGGTCTGCTGGATGTCAAGTTATTTCAAAAGAAACTGATTTTAACCAATTAATGGAATTGGCTTATAAATCAAAAAGTCTCTACGGTAATTCTTTTACATATACTTTAATTGAATCTAAAGACATATTCTAAGAATAAAATGAAAACATCAATCTTTTATATAGCGATCCCATTGACATTTATAACATTTATATGTTCCTATTTTATGGAACTTACAGCATCAAATCTTGAACAATATTTGGCAATAGCTCTAGTAGTATTTGCTGATGGGTTCTTTGGAATTATTGGAGGAATAAAAAGAGAGGGGTTTAAAACCTACAAATCTCTTAGAATTCTTAAAACATTAATGTTTTGGGTTATAATGATTACTGTAATATTATCAATTGAAAAGGGATTTGATGGTGTTAATTGGCTAAGTGAAACTTTAATTGTACCCTTCCTAGTATTTCAATTAGCAAGCATAATTAAAAATGCTTCAATGGCTGGTTTTATTACCAATGATTTAATGAATATCCTTCTCGATAAAATCGATAAACATAAAGGGGATAGAAAAGTATAAAAAACTAGTTGGATTCCAACTTCTCCTTTCCTATATTTATAACCATGATGGATAAAATAAAACAAGGAATGTTCCCCTTCCTAATAGGGTTTGCTGCCTTATCAGTATCAGCATCTGCTGCATTTTACTCAGTTAGTGGTCTTAGTAAACTCTTTGCGGGTGCATCTTTAGAGGTTATTATAATGGCGGGTTCATTAGAATTTGCTAAGTTAGTAACTGCCTCACTCTTGTATCAATATTGGGATACTATCAACAAAACCTTAAGAACTTATTTATCTATTGCTACTGTAGTATTAGTATTAATTACTAGCATGGGTATTTATGGTTTTTTAAGTGCTGCTTACCAAGAAACATACTCTAAATTATCAGCCGTAGAAAATCAAAAAGGATTTATCCAACAAAAAATTGACTTTTACCAAAATGATGTAACACGATATGATAAGCAAATTGAAAGAATTTCTAGTAATATTGGTACTTTATCTAATGCAAAAGCTTCGACCATCCAAGTACGAGACACCTCGGTATCTGGGGGCTTTAGACAAACCATATCCACAACTGAGCTTAGAATGGCGCAGAATCGTATTAACATTGAAGAGGAGAATCGTAAACTGGCACAACAAAAACGAATAGTAGCATCAGATAGCCTACAGAAATTCCAATTACAAGTATTGGAACTTGACAATAACACCGAGGTAGCTGGTGAATTGGGACCACTGCAGTATCTATCGAGTTTGACGGGTTATTCCATGGATAAAATTATAAATGTATTACTACTTATTATAATATTTGTATTTGACCCTTTAGCAATATCTCTTGTAATTGCCTCTAACTTTGCTTTTGAAAAAGCATACCCTAAAAAGAAATACAAAGAAAACCTATATGGTGAGAAGATAGAAGATTTTGATATTACACTTCAAGATGGTTTAGAATATATGGATGATAAAGATTGGGAAGAGGCAGAAAATAGAATGGACATTATAGGTCAGAATGGTAATGAAGGAGAACATTATTCCGAATTAGATTTAAATAAAGACGGGGTATTGGATAAAATAGAAATACAAACCGCAGAGGATAGAATTAAAAAATTAAAAAATAGACTATCAGAACCTTTATCTCAATTCAGAAAAAGAAAAATCCAAGAGGAAATAGATTTTATAAAATCAAAGATACCAGATAACGACGAAACAAAAATTTATTAAAGTAATACGCAGGAGGCTTGGCTACCCGGGATATCTTTCGTATCTTCACGTGTTGGTAAGAAAACCAACGATTAAAAACAATAAAGGTTATGTTTAAATTAAATGGAGTTATTGGTTATTTAAAGAATGTATTAAATTACACCCATTCTCAAGTATTAGAGTTTATTAATACCATTCCAGGTGAATGTCAAGGTGATGATGTTATGTTAAAAGGTAGTGATATCGAAAAATTATTAGGTGTTGCTGAACATAGAAAATTAGAGTGTAATGTTGTTCAACACATTAATTTATAATAAAAAATTAGGCTCCCCTAAAGGGGAGTCGTATATTTAGGTATAATTAAAAAAATAGAGGTCATGAAAGAATTTATCAAGTCAATTAAAGAAAATCCAAGAGAATTTAAAGAGAGTGTATTGTTTATATCAACGGTATTTATATTGTTTTATTTTTCAATGTGGATTTTTTATTAATGAATAACCCATACAACCCAACAACTACCAGAAAACAACTAGATGTAAAGTTTTCTAAATTACGTAAACTAAAATACAACGCCTTTAGATGGTGGAGAATGTATGATAATCCTAATAAACCCCTAGATAATAGAGCACTATTTCGTGATCGTATATTAAATGGTGATTTTGATTATTCACATTACAAATACCAAGCAGATTGGTGTGAGCATGAAATGAATGACGTTGCTGCTAAGTATGGTGATGATATAGGAAGATATGTTGAAGAAACATCATTATTACGTTCTCGTAGAAAACGTTTACTCGAGGATTTTGAAAAAGATGAAAATGGTAAATTAGAATTATTAATAAAAGCATTTACTGTTCATTTTAGATGTAATGAAGAACAAGTTTATGAAGAAATTTTCAAATGTAGTGGAGAACTGATAGATCTTTATTATATTATAGAAGAGAAATACAGAATAGTCCATATGCCCTATCCTTTAAAGCGTAGAGGACGACCAAAAAAAGTTATATAAATGAAAGTATC